TCGGTATACAAAGTGCCAATTCCAAGATTCGAGCGTAATTCAGCTGTAGTCACGTAGACGGCTGGCATTGTATTCCTCTCTTAAAAACTCCCCCAGGGCTAGGGCTACTAAACCCCAGGGGATTACTTATTGATTAACGGGTCTTATCAGGTCTTCTTGTACTTCAAGATTCCGTTAGGCATCTTGGCGATTGTTGCCATATATCCGTAGATAGCAACCTGTACTTGTAGATTTGATACTACGTTTACGCTCATAAAATTTTGCGCTGAGCGATATACAGTGAAGGCCTCTGGTGCAAGGATAATCGCTGAATCATCATCAAATGTAGTTGCTGTGAAGTTCTTGTCTACATATAGATCAAGTCCTAGCACGTTGCCACGAATAGATGATGGTGTAACTTGTCCAGCTGCGTTCATTGGTTGTAACGCATTAAATACTGGGCGCTTTGTTGTATCTTGCGCACCAATTAACGCACCCCATTGTGCTGGGTTAGCAATGTAATTCTGTGCGAAATAGCCAGTGTTTGTGTAGATAGTACGTGCGCCTTCTGTTGCGAATGCAACAATACCATCAAGGTCTGCAGTTGTATTTGTACCATTAGCACCTGCTTGAATCAAAGCTGCTAATACAGTCTGATCTAAACGCTTTAAATATGCGTACTCAAGTTGCTTTGTTAGCTCTGCATAGAAGTTAGGGTCTGAACGCTCTAGTAATTCAACTGAGAGTGTGTTCATACCAGCATACTTAGATACTGTGCCAGTTAGGTACTGAGTTTCCATACCTGTGTTTTGTACTGCGCCAGCTTCTGCTTCTACAGTAACTTCTGGTGCAACACCTGAACCGCCACCAACGCTGGTAACCAATGAAGGTACTGAAATAGACATACCTGATGTTGGTAGTGTGCCTTGTGAGCAAGCATCGATTGCTGGTGTGCCAAAGCGTGTGTTAGTTACAAACTCGCTTAGGTATTGAGTTGGAGAAAATGCTGGGTTTGTTGCAAATGAATCATCTGCTGCAGCTACGTACAGTTTTGAATCATCATTACCTAATGCAGCCTTGATCTTATGCTCTGTATAAGCAGCCATAGATGTAATTGGCGTACGGATAGATGTTTGGATAACTGGTGTTGTAATTACTGGGCGTGCGGCTTCTACTGTAGGAGTAGCAGCCTCTGCCTTTGCTTCTTGTGGCGCTGTTGCTAAATCTTCCACAGGAGCCTCGCTTTCTTTAGTTTCGATTGGTGTCTCTGCTTCGCTTTCGCTAGCAGCAACTTTAGTTACTTGCGCTGCACTGAATGCAGGTGATTCGACTAGGCTAACTTCTTTTAGAGTTGCGCTAGTTACATATAAATAATCTTTTTTCTGTATAGACTTATTAACGTCTACACCAACTGACAAACCATCGATTAACTGCTCACCTGCAAGGATTAAAGCATCTTGCCCCTGCATTGATGCGCTAATTTTAAATGATGCGTAAATGCCATCATCTGCTTGGTTAAATTTTTGCATTCTTCCAATAGGGCGCTCTGCGCTGTGTTGCATAAGCATCTTAACCTTGCCTGGGTCACCGATCTCGATAGAGCCTTTAGCAAAGACCACTTTACCTACTGAGGTATTGCCTACTTCTTCAAATGGCACAATTTTGCCAGCAATTATTCTGCGCTCTGTATCCGCAGCTTCTACCTGGCTACTGAATGTAAGTATCATCGTCTTGTTCTCTCCCGTTAGGTGTCATTTGTTCCATTTCTTTGGCTTGTTCAACATCGATTAAGCCTAAGTTAATCATTTTCTCTAATGCTTCTAAGCGCTTCATCGTGTCAGCTCTTAAAAACGATTCTTCGATAGCAAATTTAACAACGTGGCCACGTGGGGTTATGTCATCCATAGATAGGCGGTCTTCAATAGCGCAAATAAATGGCTGTAATGAATAAGCAACAAACTCTTTGCGACCATCAATAATGTTTTGATAGGTCATACTGTTATTCATATCTGCTGAAATGTAATAAGCAGGTACGTTCATCGCTCTAGCGATTTGTGTTGCTAGGTATTGTTGGGCTTCGTTATACATCATATCTTTAGGGCTAAAGCCTGTAGTTTCGTAAGACAAAGTAGAAGTTAAATATGCTGTAGATCTATTTAGTCGGCTTTGCTTCCATTGTGCTAATAATCCTGATACTTGCTGCTCTGGTAAATCTGCTCCAGTGTTTTTAATGTAACCAGATGGCATTGGGGTTTGAGCTGATACAGCTGCGGCCTTTTCAATATCTAATGCGCTTTGTATTGTGCGTGCTGCAGTTTGTAATACGCCTTGTGTTAAACCCTGGAATGTGATAAGCGAACCAATGCCACTCATCGGTGCGGCAACGCCATCAACAAAATAAGCATCAACTTCTGTGCCAAATTTATTTGTAGTAAATGTAACTCGATTGTTAGCGACCCACTCAAATCGTGATGGTCTTAAATCATCTGCATATAATTCTGTAACACGCCAATAAGCAACACCATAAAACAACAAACTATCGACAGTCCAGGATATTGTGACGGATCTAGGTTGTCGATAGTCTGGTTGGTCGATCCAGAGAGGGTTCCCCAACGCCTCACCATTAGACTTTTTGTAAAGTTTTAATGGCAAGTATGAAACTACACCAGCTATAAGATTTCTGCAACGGCTAACTGCTGGTACTTGCATCGCAAAGTTGCGATCTAATCCACCAGGGAAATTACCGACACCAGTTGTAAATGAACCATAGCCATAGGCTGTGTCCATAATGGCAGGGGCGTATTGCGCTTGGACAGATTCCGATTTTTTATTTATACCCAAAGCAGACAATAAACCCATATAGGTATTTTATACCATAAGTCGGACATTTAGTGCAAGTTAGACAAAGATTTGCGCTGTTTGTTGTGGCTTAGTTAATTGACTTACAACCATCGCTAGTGATATAGCGGCAGTGACATCTCCAGCGGATTTACGCCTAATAATGCGCCAGCCAGCATCATTAGTCTTAGCTGCACAGTTATTTAAGTGCTGTACTAGCTCTGCCTGTCCAGAATGGACTACTCGGTTATTAGCCAAACCATCGGCAAGGTCTGAGCACGCCTGGTAAAACGCCTGCCCTGATACGTCAACCATTCGCCATCCGCTTTGCTCTAATCTAGTAGCAATAGTTTGCGTGGCGTACTTGTCATAACAGATCGTGTGTGGATGATACTTACGTGCCCACTCATTTATGTCACTAGCCATCTTAATTTCATCTATCGCTATATCGCTGTGCCACAGCTGTGCTAATCCGACTGCTATCTTCCCATCTTTGACCTGACCCATAACGAGAGCCCCAGATCGCCTTGTCGGTGCAATATCAAATGCCATAATTGTTTGTGGCCCGACAGGTATCTCTAAGCTGCTATCGCTGCACTGCTCGATTGATCCATATACCCAGGGGCTGACAGTGCTATCTACCCACATACAAAGCATCTCGGTCTTAGTAGCTTCTATGCTGTTAGTGCTTACCGATTCTTCTAGTGTTTGCTCAGTTATCAAATGCCCTAATGCTGGATTAGCCATAGCCCAAGCTTTACGATCTGTAATCTTAGAATGCTGTGGTGCGCTGTACTCATAAAATCCCAAATTCTCAGGTGGGTATGATAGGCAACGCTCTCTTAGATCATTAAGCACAGTGCTAAAGCCATCACCTGCGTTACTTGTCATTAGAGTCATCGCATTAGGGCGAGCACGTGTGACTGGCAGTGCAGCTGTAAACGATTCTTGTGTCCATTCTCTTAACTCATCGATGTAGAGAAAATCTGCGGTTTTACCACGTGGTGCATCTCTAGTAGCTGCTGCAATTTCATACCTAGCGCCATTAAGTAAGGTTATAGATTCTTGACCATTAGCCAGGCGTATCTGCCTTACTTGATCTTTTAAGAATTGATTATCTTCTATTGTGTATGCAACCTGCCTAAATGTATCTAATGCCATATTGCGGTTAGATGACATACCCAGGACATTCTTAGAGCCCCATAAGAATAGATGGCTCAGGATCAGCATACGTGCTAGGTGGGTCTTGCCATTTTGACGTGCTACAAGCACTAGAGCGGTTTTCTTGCGCCAGGTATCTGCATCATCTACAACTAGTAAATCATCTAGCACCCAGCGTTGCCAGGGGATTAAAGGTAAACCTATTTTCTCAGCCAAGTCTGCAACCTCTTGCGACTTTGTGCGACCTTTTAAAAGTAACGTGTGGATTCTAGGCTCAGTGCTGCCAATTAGCCCGACCCCTCGTGAGGTCTGTTTTATTTCCGCATCATTTTGCATCGAAGTTAAGCGTATCAGGTTTATTAAATGGTGAATCTGGCACTGTTCGGACTGTCTCAGGGAGAGATGATCCTGAAAAGACAGGGGGGGTCGCCTTGCTGCTAAAAAAACGACCACCTTTAGAGCTGTTACACGATTTACATAGGCTTTGCAAATTATCAGGTGCCCACATATCACCACCCTTTACCCTGGGTATGATGTGATCTACTGTGTGTGCTGGTCTATTGCAGATAGCGCACTGCCATCCATCTCTGTCAAGTATGGTAATGCGTAGCTTCTTCCACTTGCCACTACCTATAGCACGCTCACTCATTAATGCCAGCCCTTACGCTTGAAATGATCTAATGCGTTACACATAGACCCATATCTATTGTAATTATATTTAATACCCCACTCTACTTGCTTATACCCATCAACAGTAGCCAGGTACTTAGACCTACCTTGTGGTATGCCATAGTGTGAGCCATTACGTGCTTTAGGATTCCACCTACTCTCACGATGATATAACTCATCTAAGCAATAGAACTCAGTAAATGAATGATTAAGCTGTATAAATGCATATTGCTTGTAATGTGTTGGTTTATTAACAGCAACGGAATAAGTCTTTACAAAGCAAAGATTAACTATGAATAGAGCGATCCCAACTAGCCAGCACCTTGCGAGCTTTCCCTGTCGGGCTCGCCTTGTGGCTTTGTGAGCCACTGCTTCACTAGAGCCTAGCATACGATGTCAAATCGAGCGTTAAATTTCATATAGAAGTCCATCCAATATAAGTAGCATCTGGGTTATTAGCCAACCATTCTTGGCGCAATTTGTTTTGTTTAGCCCAATCCTCAGCTGTGGCAATAGGCATTACATCTGTATCCCATCTACTAGCTTCAAATAGCCCACCTGTTTGATGCGCTGTGATTTGTCAGCAAACTCTGTACTGCTTGGCATAGGCCGATCTTTCCATACTGGCTTATCAAGTTTTGTCAAATTAAACGCCCATAAACCTAATGGTGTGGCGTTGATATACCAGGCTGTGTAATTCTTGCGCATAGCTGTAATAGTTAGCGATTCATACTTGGATTTTTCTATAAGTAATTCCGTGTAATGATTACGCCTAGCCTTTAACTCGATATACATACGGCTTTGCTGCGATATGCAGTCCCACGTATCAAACTCCTGGGATCTTTCAAGATCAGGTAAATAACGCTTTTTAATATAATTAAACATCTGATCCTCTAAGATCATTTCTTGCCAGCCCAGCCGCTACCCTTGAAGATAAGCCCTGGCGCTGAGTAGATACGAGCCATAGTTATTTGACATTTAGGGCACTGCATCACTGGCACATCCTCGGTAAATGACTGGTGAATGGATCCATAAGTGCCGCATTCATTACAGCTATATTCATAGGTAGGCATTACTTTGCTCCTATCAGTTGACAAGTGTGGCAGACCACGGCTTCAAACTTCCAACCACCACACTTATCACATCTGCATATATCCGAGTCTGGTATATGCAAAGCCTCTACAACATTCTTAACACCAGTGCAACCACATTCCATACACTGATAAGCCTTAAATCCCTCTGGCGTATCTATTTGATCTAGCCATAAGAATTCGGTATCACGCTTGCAGCCGTTACATCGAAATTGTGGGTGCATTATGGTAATATCCTTATTGCCTACAGTGACACTGAGTGCAAACCAAGAAATTACCAGAATGTATTAGCCTGTCATCATTACAAGCTACACATAGGTCA